CACTTCGACGTGCGGGGGCAGCGGCAGGTGTGTATAAGGCGGTGCGGCCAGACTTGGCGCGGGCATCGAGCGCGGCGCTGTCCTTCTTCTTGGCGCTGCCCTTAGACAGCAACGCACCGAGTTTCGTTCTCGGGGCTTTCGCCGACATGACCGAAGTGGTGGAGACGCCACGCACCGCAGTGCGCATCTGCTCCACCACGAGTTTCGCGGTCGTGTTGAGTTCCTTGTTGAGTTCTTTGCGCAGCTCGTTGTCACCGGCTTCCCGCAACGCTCGGGCGACCGCGTTGAGATCACCCGAGACGTAGTGGATGTCGATGAAGTCAGGCATCAGAGTGCCGTGTCAACCGTCTGGTATTCGATCTTGGGCAGGTTGGTGCCGTCGTACTTCCAGGTGTAGGTCCAGTCGGTCGTCAGTTCGCTGCGGCCGCCGACGCCCTGCGCGGCTGGCTCCAGGTGAACCACCGGCAACGTCAGTCGGAACGTCTGCTTGTAGGTGGTGGCGATCGTCGCGCCCTCAAACTGCCACACCAGAGACGTGGAAGAGTTGGCGAGCGCCACATCCTCAAACGTGGCTTTGGCGAGCCAGTCCGCGGAGATCGTGCCAGTGATTTCGGTGGCAGCGTTGAGCACCGGCTCAGCCTTCAACCCGGTCGCGTCGGCCGTGTAGTCGGCCGTGTCGTGTGGACGTGACCACGACGACGACACCGAACGGACACCGGACACGGCAGCCTCAGAGCCGTAGGCGCCAAGTTTGAGTGTCATCTGGGCACCGTGGAACGGCACCGCGGTCGCATACGAGGCGACAGCCAGCGCGGTCGTATTGTCGTAGGACTGCCCGTCGAGGGTGAGGGACAGTTTCAGGATCTCGTTGACGGCACACGAGAACTCGGCCTGGGTGACCTTCGCGCCCTTGATCGTCGCCGGCACTGCTGTGCCGCCGCGGGTCGGTCGGCCGATCTGGGCAGTCAGAGACTTGCCGTAGTCATCGCCGAGGGTGTGGGTTTGCAGGTAGGCGGCCGTTGCGGCCTGCTGCGCCGAGGTGGAGGTGCCGCCGGTGATGGCTTGCAACAGCAACCCAAACCCGGACGTCTGCACCTCGGCCTCAATGGAGGCTTCCACGCCTTTGGTGGTTTCCACGAAGTGCGACGACAGCATCCCGAGCACTCCGGCCTGGATGCCTTCGCCTTGCACCCGTTCGGGTTTCGGGTCGATGGAGTAGGACGTGCCGCGCACAAACTTCGTCGGGGCAACATAAGTGCCGTACACGGATTCTGCGGAGAATCCGAACTGTGAGCCGATGCCGGAGCCGATAGCCATGATCAGCCTTCTTTCTTGGTTGACTTCTTGGCCACCACGGCCTCAAAGAGTGGGGTCTCACCGGTGGCACCGGTTTGGACGTAACGGCCACGGTCGTCGATGTCGATGACGTCGCCGGGTTTGACGAGGACGGTGGCGATGCCGCCGGTGTCCACAAATGCGGGGGCTTTGCCGAGGTAGCGGTATTCGGCCACGGTGGCTCCTTAGATGATGGCGGTGTAGGTGATGTTGAACGGCAGGTAGCAGAACGCCCCGTCGGGCGTGTAGCCCTGCTCCGGGTCGGATGCGGTGACCTCGACGCGCAGCACATCGTCGAGTCCGAGATGCACACCGGTGCGCAGCACGTCCTCGACGTCGGCGAGCATGGCAAACGCGGCGGTTCGCACAGATGCGACATTGTCGTCGCCTGTCTCGGCCTGGGCGACACAGAAGATGACTCCGACCTCGTCGCGGGTCGCAGTTGGTCCTAGGTCGTGATAGTTCTGCCCGAGGGTGCCGGCGCGGCCGTTTGCCGCTTCCAGCCCGCCGCCCACGATCACACCGTTGAGTAGATCGTCTGTGACCGGGTAGCAGTCCCACACCGGCACATCCAGCCCAGCAGTCAACTGTGTAAGCAGCGCATCAACCACAGCCGGCCACTTTGAGGACGCCATCAGACGCCAGGAATCATGTTGGCGTCCCACAGCTCGGCAACCCGGTTCGGGATCGAAAAGCCCATCCCAGCCATCGGGTCATCATCCGCACGGGGACGTAAGGATCCGCGCTGCGTCTTCCACAGGTGCCGCAGCAACTCCAGGGCGCCTTGTGTGTCTGCGGGTGGTTGCAGCGCATAACCGGCGAGGTAGGTGACAGTAATGTTGGCGTAGCCGGATGTCCATGTGCCACGGCTGTAGCCGGAGATGCGCTCCACGATCCCGGCGTCGGCCTTCAGCCGGTAGCCCGAGGCGTCCAAGGCTTCGCCGTTCACAGCCACCGACGTCACAGACATGACGGGGCGGGCCGTGAGGACTACCTGCGGCCAGCCGCCGTCCAATATGTCGGTGACTGTGCGCCGGCCGAACACGCGGCCCGTGTAGGACTCTCCTGTGGCGGCCACCACGTCGATGAAGGATCGCAGCTCGTCATCATGATCCGTGCTGGCGATGTTCAGGTGCGCTTTGGCTTGCGACAGTGACAGCACCTGTCCGCCGGTGGTGCGCACGGTGAACGCATCCGAATAGCTCGAAGCGTTCGCACCGGTCGCCACCCAGCGGACTTGATGCTGCCCGGCCAACGTTGCGGTCAGCCCGGCGGAATACACCCCGGTGGACACCCGCACCACCGTTGGCGTCACTGTCGTCGCGTCCGGAAGTGTCACTGTGCAGGTCACTGTGGTGGCGTCAGCCAGCGCGCCGGCACTGTTCAGCACGTTGACGCCAAATGCGACGACGTCGCCCACATCCCACGTGTTCATGCGGACACCATCACGCCGGCGGTCACAACACCCAGCTCAGACCAGGTGATCTCATCGGTCTCCGACTCTGCCCATTCCAACTGCTGTCCTTTGGGTTGTTCCCACGAACCGATGAGGGTCGTGGTTGCTGCCGGGCGCATTGTGGCCATCAGCTCACCCCCTGGGCGTCGAAAAGGTCTTCGGTGAGTAGGTGTGACTTGTGGTGGCCGACTTTGATGCGGGTATCGACGTGGATCGGGTAGCCGCAGGCTAGTGCGCGCAGGCAGAACGTGAGGTCTTCACCCACGGGCTGGCCGTAGGCTTCGGTCTCCTGAAACCATGTAAACGTCGGATTGAACTCTTTGGCGGCGATCTTGGCGATCACGTCGCGGTGAATCAGCAGGAACGCCCCGCCAGTGGCGGCGACACTCACGAGCTGGTCGCGCGGATAGTCCGGCGCCCGCACAGTACGCACACCCTCGGGCGTCTCGGCCAGCTGGTAGATGGTGGGAAAAAGTTTCCCTTGACTCATGCCGAAGCACAGCCCGCCGACGATCGGCGCATACTCCCGGTCGGCGGACTCGAGGAGTTGGCCGAGCGCGTGCTCGTCCCATTCCATGTCCGAGTCGATCCACAGCAGCCATTCGGCAGCCTTGGCGTCGAGAAACTGGCGGGTGAGCGAGTTGCGAGCCGCCGCCACGTTCGCCGACGACCATTCCTGTAGCACGCCGACGATGCGGCGCGGCCCGTTCTGGTCAGCCAGCAGCATCCGCACCAGCGACGACATGAAATATGCCGACACCTGGCCTGGGTGGATGAATGCCACCACAACTTTCCCGGCCGTGTACTGCACCTGCATGTGTGTCCCCTGTGTCTCCCACAGTGTTCCGGTGGAGCGGGTGCGCCGCCCGCACAGTGGGGGACAGGCGGCGCACCCATGAAGTCCGCTGGATCGGCGGACGTTTGCTCAGGTCTTGAGGAACCTGAAGGCGTTGACATCCAGCACGTCTGAGCCGACGCGCTTGCGGGCGAGGATGCCGCGCTGCCCTGTGGGAAGGCCGGAGCCGTCCACAACGTTGGGCACCAGTTCGATCGTGGTGCCGATCCGGTCGTAAATCAGGAACCGGGAAAAGTCGCCGAGGATGGCGAGCACCGTGCCCGAAGTGGTGGCGGCACTCATGTCCTGCGCGGACACGTTCGGCGAACCCAACAGCTGCGTGGGTGTGCCGGGGCCCAGTGGCGCCCAGAACAGTCCACCGCCGGTGGTGTCCATCTGCCGGATCGTGTTGTAAGTCGCCTTGTTGGCAACCCACGTCGAGGTGTCCTCGAACCGGACCGGCACCGCGTTCACAACCGCGTACAGGTCAACTGCGGAGGCTGAGGTGAACGAACCGCGCGTGGTGGCGGTGACCGTGGAACCGGCGGTGGCCGAGATCGCGGTGACGATGCCCTTGGGTGCGGTCGAACCGGAACCGGAGATGAACGCCGCAGCCTCAGCCACGTCGAACGAATCCGAAATCAGGCCACCGAGCTGCGCCTGAAGTCCCGAGTCCTCGAAGATCTCGTACGACCCGATGACGTAGGCGGTGAGAGCCGCGGCAGTCACGGAAGGCCCACCAGTCGAGGGGCTACCGTCTGTAAAGGCGCTACCTTCGGCCTTCCAGTAGGTCGTCACGTTGGACGCGGTCAAACCGTGCCACACGTTCTGTGTGCCGGTCTCCACTCGGGCGATCCGACGGATCGGGTTCTTCGTCCCGGTGCCCGTCTTGATGATCGTCGGGTCGAGCAGCGTCGGCAGTGCGTAGCCACCGGTCGCGCTGGTGAGCGACATGGAGGCGCGGACCGCTTCGGCCTGCTCGCGGGTGTAGTT